CTATTAAATATTGTGCTTCCTTCTCATAATCAGTCAAAAAGCCAAAAGCATAAATTGAAGCATCCTTCTTACTTGCACCGGCATGGACAAGCTGCTTGTATATATCCCATTTCTTTGAAACATCAGACACATACCTTTCAAGTTCCTTTGCGGCCTTATCCGAAGCTTCTTTCATAGCGTTGGCATCAATATCCAAAAGCACTTTCCGTATAGAGACTTTCAATTCCCTACGTTCTTTGGTCTTATCGTCAAGCTGGTTAAGAATCTTATTCAATTCATCCCGATAATTGTCAATATCCACTGGTTCTTTACCTTTAAATAAGGAATCAAAAATACCCGATCCTTTAATCTTGTTGGCAGCTTCTTCCTTTCCAACAAGAGAAGTCCACTTCTTATACTCAGAAAATGCGTCCTTTAGCAAGTTTACCCGTTCTTTCAACCTCTCGGCAAAGACATCCTTTTTGCTCTTATCCTTACTCGGATCAGTGAGAGAAAAACCGATTTCTTTGGCTCCTTTCTCACCGGCTTGCATTATGTCAGAAGCCTTTTTATAATCTGATACAATTTGTTTCTGCCAATCGAGTAACTTTGACGAGTCAAAGACTTTCGGGAATGCAATCGGGATTGACAAATCGAAAAGCTTTGAAGCATCAACATTACCCATTAACTCTGGCAGTTCTGATATATCGGGGTAATTTATCTCCGACAAATCTATCCCAGCTTTAATCAATATCGGCTTCAATTGATTTGTTGTCTCTTTAGCTTCCTTATACGCTTTTTGTATTCCTTCAATGATTTTCTCTGAATCCGTGGAAACCTTTATTTGAGCTTCAAATTGCCCATCTGTGGCTTCATTGAACTTTTTCTGCAAGTCAGACAAGCTCTGAATAGTTTCCGTATATTCAGCATTAATCTTGATATTGAATTGCTTTTCAAGAATCTCATCATTAAGAAATCTCCGTATATCTACCGGCATTTCTTTAAATTGATCCAAGAAAGAACTTATATCCAAACCGATAGCTATTCTTTGAGCGTCACTCAAATTGTCTAAATTCCAACCGGCAGACTGTAATCGTGACTTATATTCAGATATGAAACTCTGCATATCCGGTGATACTTCTTCCTCAAAAACACGTTTAGAGTATTTCCATGCTTTCCGTAATTGAAAAATATCTTCTCTATATCCTCCAGTGAAAGGCAACTCATTATTCAGGCTGGCCAATGCTTTGGGGTATTCTTTGAGAATGGATAGCTGCTCTTTCAATGATTTGCCCGAAGCGACTTTAGCAAAATCATCATACTTGGCTATAACTTTCTGCATTGCAGTATAATACTCTATATAGCTACCAGCCATACGGTCTATAATCTTGTCTATCCGCTTCTCTGCCTTGATGTAGTCTTCAATATTTTCACTAAAGCTTTCATCAAAATAACCATCAGTAACATCATTCGCATATTCAGATGTACCTCTTATGGCATTCAACAGCCTATAAGCCTCTTTGGTATCATTCAAAGCATTCCGAAGCAATACATATTGTTCTGCAAGGCTTTTAACCGTATTTCCTTCATCATCAGTCTTAAACGTTTCATTAAAAGTGTCTGCCCAAACTGGAGAATAATCCTTTAATGCTGTTTTCATTTCTTCAATGGAAGAAATCAGTGAGGCATCATTCGCCTTAAAAGGATCAACATCTGCAAATTTTTGAGCTTCTTTCGTTAGATTCTTGAAACCGTCTTGTGCTCTTGTTGTCAACTCGGAAATACGCTCGTTCATTTCGTCAGCCTTTTGCCCGGACTTATACCATAATTCAGCAATGGCAAAAAGTCCAGCGAACAAATACATGTATGGATTGAACAAACCCTTAAAAGCAGTCCAAACTTGTTTGGCTCCATAACTAAGCATTGTCATTGCCACACGAGCTTTTCCAGCGGACATAGCTACTTGAAGTTCAGCTTTTGATATATTAAGTAATTGGGTAATATGTCCTGCCTGACCTAATTTAATTTTCCCAAGTGTTATCAACCTCAACGCTTGTTCTTTGTTCAATGCACCACTAACAGCCAATGCCCTCCATTCTGCGGTAGTCATGGCATTTCTTGAAGCAATCAATCCTTTTTCAGCGGCAGTTAAAGTGCGGTAATTGGAAGCCATCACTAAATCCGCAGCTGTTTTCTGTTTGGCTGCAAGTGTTCCTTTTATTAATGTAGCATTTGCCACTCCCATGGCACGTGATCCTGCATAAACCGCAACCCTATATGTTCCAAACGCAGCTGTGGCCGCTGTTATAAAAGGTACAACTTCTTTCCAATTTTGTGCAAGGGTAGTAAGACTTTCAGCAGTCCATTTCAATGTACTACCCATTGACTCCACAATATCACCAAGCATTATGTCAATCGCATCAGCCAAGTTCTTCCATTTGGATTTAACTGATTCTGAAAGAACTTCCTGCATGTTATTAAACATGCCACCATCATCCGTAAGTTCCCAAAGAACATCTTTTACATCCTCAAACGTAACCTTCTTTTTTGAGATCATATCAAGCACTTCACCGGCACTGACTATGCGGCCTTCCAGTTTGCTGAATCGCTCGGCCAGTTTATCAACCATAGGAATGTTCGCTTCTGTCAATTGCCGTAATTCCGTTCCTTTCAAGAATTTAGCAGCCTTTATCTGACCGTAAGCCAATATGATACGCCCCATATCAACGCCTACACCAGCTGATATATCAGCCAGCCTTTTCATAGTATCATACAATTCATTGTATGGTATAGAATATGCGGAAAGTTGCTTGGCATACTGATTCAAGTCCATAACCCCGAACGGAGAGGCAACAGCCAGTTTCTTAATCTGATTGAATATGACCGTAGCTTTGCCTTCATCTTGTAGGATGGAGGCCATTGCAATTTTCTGATTCTCCAACTCACCACCTATATCAACCACTGCACGTAAGAAATTTTGTGCCGCATAAATGGAGTATAACCCTAAAAATTCATTTCTTAGTTGTCCGACAATACTCAACTGACTGTTCATTGCTCCATTCATATTAAGAGTGGCTGTCATGTGCCGTCTTGCTGCATTGGCTGATCTCTCACGGGCATTGGCTAAATCCAGTTCCGCTTTGGCGGCACGGGCAGCTCTTTGTCGCGCAAGCTCACGGGCGGCAGCGGCAGAAGCCTCCGCTTTAGTTTGGACAGCTGCTGCTCTAGCTGCGCGTAAATCACTTCCTGTAAAATTGGTATTCAAACCGGCAGCTCGCAAAGCAGCACGAACAGCTTGTGTGGTGCTGGCCTTATCCACTACCACATTGATTTTAAATTTCTCACTTTGAAGCAAAGTCTTCATATCGCCAACCAACTTCTTTTTGTCAAAACCCACATCAAGTTTTGCTTGCAAGTCTTTGGTGATTTCCGCTTTCAGCTTTTTACGTTGTTCCGCTGTCTTATCACGGAATAAAATGTCAAAGTATAAATTTCCGAGATCAGCCATATATTATTGTGTTTGTGCTACTTATAATCATTAATACTAATTGTTGTTTCCCCATTACCATATTTGTCTTTCCAGCGTTTGGCAGCATCTTCTATATCACTTACGGAAGGGGATTTGAAGTTTTTTGTATCGTGTCTCTTTCCCTTGCTATCCTTGTCACAATCTGTAACCACAATAGAAACATCCATTGCTAACAATTCAATTTGGGCATTTGTAAGTACCCAATAAATACCAAACAAAGGCTTACTTATGGGAATTCCAAACAATCTCAAAGGCTCTGTCAACCACGGATAGGACTTACTTATTTCCCACGTTTGTCCGTAGCTGGTTCGTGAAGGATATGCTCTGCTTCCTCTTTTGTCATTGTCATCATCGTGTCCTTCATCGCGGTCAGATATATGGTAGCTGTCAAGTAATCTTCCACTGGAATTTTTTTTTTGCCAACAGCTATAACTTTCATCAGTTCATGATCTCCATATTGTTTTACATAAAAGAACCAACGCCACAAAAAGGGATAGAAGAACTTGATCTTCCAATATCCGTTCAGAATGATAGCTGCTGCACATTGACAACTGATCTTATCATCATTTCCTGACTTCTGCATGGTACTGGTGAATTTACGGATAGTTCCTCTTTTCAGCCATGAGATACCATATTTCTTTCCCCGAACTTCCACATAATCCACACTGTCCTCCATCACATCATTCAATAATTTTTCATCCTCTGATACAGGCAGTGTTATATCATTCTTTTTTGCCATATTTTATTGTGTTTTATACGTAAAAAGGTGGTGGCCGGTATCAAATAGCTCACCACCTTTTCACAGATATGAATTTTGCAAAATATTATATTCTAATCTCTTAATCGGATATTTTTTTTCGCAAGATGTAAATAGATGCACCTTTAGCATCATTCAATGGAGAAACAGATAAATTAAAGTATCCAGGCTTATCTTGCTCGCTAACGAAGTTGCTATACCCCTCAATATTCGGCAAGAACAAGGCTGTTTGACGGTCTTCACTACGCATGAACAATCCTCCGGTTACTTTCTTCGGTTCGGTATTATAACCTTCACCTTCATAAGTATTACCATCAATGGTAGCAGTCATAGTCACTGTTTCCGCTTTCTTGTTCAGTAACAAGTCATTGATCTTTCCTGCCACGGAAGGCACTTGAAACTGGATATCGGAATCTCCGGCATTAGCAAAAGATGTCCAAGTGGCTCCGGTTGTCAATTTGATCTTGGTAATATCGGCAGCTCCGGTATCAAATGTAACTCCGTCAGAGAGTATCGGCAGCTCCATATCAAAAGCCGCTAAAGTTGCAAGGTCACTATTGACTTTGGACACATAATAAACCTCCTTCATCTGATTAAAGAGCATCTTCAGCTCTTCCAGTTTAGTCGTGATAGTAATTTCTGCCATAATCGTATTATTTAAGTTTGTGTCATTTATTTATTATTAATTTCGCTTGTATCATCAAGAAATGAAAACCTAGTCCATCATTTCCTCCGGGAAGCAACCGTGGACTTACAGCCGAAAACAATTCAGTCACTATTGGAAATTTTGAAATCACATCCATTTGCATTTCCTCCAAACGAATCGTATTTTCAATGCCTTTTGAACGGTCACGCGCAAAAACATTAATCTGACAATAGGTATCCTGATAGGTACTTCCTTTGTCCTG